GTCCCTAATTTTACCCAAGGTAGTATGTCGTCTCATACTGAGACAACTACGACTGTAACTGAGACAATAAATAGCATGGATTATTCGACAGGTTTTACCTATTCGATTTCTGGGCACGGTATCCAAGTTAAAGATGATGGTGCATTAACACCATCAGACACTACAAGTGCAACTAATACTATAAACGGTGTGAATTCACAATGGACAAACTTAGATTTGACAACAAAACCAGAAATACATTTATCTACACCTGGCGGAAGCTTTTCTGTGGTAGAGAGTTATTCTGGAGCTGGACTGAGAAATCATACAGTAATACAAAGAACAACAACTGTAACAAGCGTAACAGATACAACAAGTATATTTCAACAATAACAATATTAACAACAAGTTTGTGTGCTAATTCCATACCATTACGTGCAGAGACGGTGGGAGGAGTTAGTGCAACAGCATCGCCAATAGCAAACAGTTCTGGAAGTGTCACAAACCAAGCTATACAGGTGCTTCAAGGACCGTATATAACTAATACTTATGGTGGTGGTATACAATGCCAAGGACCTACCATGAATGTAACACCGTTTGTAACAGGAGGAGTAACATTCAAAAAACCATTTGAACGATATTATGATGATCCCGTTTATAATGTGCATGATGCTGATGATGACGGGCAGATTGATAATCCTGGTGAAATTTTATATTTTGTACCTACTAGAACTGGACAGACAGATAACTATAATTTATCGTTAGGTGTATCTGCTACATGGTCTAAACCATTAGACAAAGAACTACAACAGTTATGTAAAAATGCTGCAAACATACAAATGGCAGCGATCCAACAGAACACTGCCAATAAAAGATTAGATTTTGAGATAGCCAGATTAAAAAATTGTGGAGAATTGATGAAAGCTGGTATAATTTTTAAACCAAATACTAAGTATGCCAAGGTATGTGAGGATGTTATGCTTACAAATCCTCCAGGTGTAGTAGCAGAGCATACACACGTATTATCTAACGTGGTTTCAGTGGAGGAAGACCTTTCTTCTTCCGATACTCATTCACACGAACAAGATGACGAGAAGGACGCTGAGGTGTCTTCCCGACGGTGGTTTGAATTTTGGAAATTATTTTCTTCACAGCAGGTTTCACAACCCTCAGAATCAAATCAGCAAGGGGCTTCGCTAATAAAGCCGATGTCGCTGCCGTAGCAGCTATTACTGCTGTAGTTGCTGCTACCTGAGTGCTTGGTAGATACTGTTCAACTGGTGGTATGTCAGTATATAATGTCACACAGATTTTTGCTCCGCCAGGATTTTGAGGATTAATTCTTAACTCATGTCCTGATACTTTTTCTTTTTGGTTTGTTGCTATATCTCCTACTCTTAATGCATTAGGTCCTGGACATGGTGGATCTGTTTCTACCTTAGGTGTCTCAGGAACTTTTGTTTCTGGTAATGGTGGTGGTGCTACTACTGGTAATTGTTCACTCTGTGTTATTAACAACTGCTCAGGTTCATAGTTCATAGCATTAAAACTAGGAACACCTGCATCACAAAATGTTTTAACAGTGCTTGAGTCGTCTTCAATTATCTTATCATTTCTATCACTAAACTCATGTGCTTCTACACAACCAGGTATATTTACAATAGGTATACCAATCTCTACAGTAACTGGTTGGTATGGTACAAAAGCATGAGGATTAGGGAACGTGTATACGTTGACATCACGAACCCTAATACTGTTTATTCCTATCTCATTAATAGGCACTAGAAAGAAGGAATTTCAAGACCCTTATCAGGTTCTATTGATGGTGATGGTAGTGATGGCATCACTCCACTTCCAATGGAACCTAATGCTTTCTCTTTGATAGATTCTATGATTGCATCCTTACGTACATAAACGTAACCAACAGTGCCAACAACGGTAAGAGATACAACAGCAGACGAAATAGCGAGTACATTAATTAATTTTTGCATGATTTTACTTTGAATCAGGGACGATTTTGACAGGACCTTGTTCGATCCTTATGGTTTGTGCAGGTGCAGTTTCAGATGCCTTGGCAATAAGAAACTCCATATCCTTTTTAGATATGTTAGCACTGCCAGGTTCACTATCACCTTTCTTCTTCTTACCTCCCGTTTGAACGCCAAAAGTAGCTAGCGTTCCTGTGAAGACCGAAGCTATGAAAGTTGGATCAATTTTTTCTCCTGCATCATATCCTGGTATTTTAACGTAGTTTAAAGTTAAAATTCCTGCGGACCAGATGAGAACGATCACTCTTATCAGTGTCGCTAAGTACATCAGTTGCTCTTCTTTATCGTCAACTTTCTCTTTGATTTTACCAAGGAGACCTTTACTTTCCTCCTTCTTTGCTTCTACCATGATACATCAATATCTGCATTATTTATACTGTTGCTGTTGCAGTTTTCTTTTTACCTATATTATATTTTGATTCTAATTCCCAGTCACCCTTCTCTTTATAGGCAAGGACTTTGATTTGATTTAATGGAGCAATATCTACAATTACATCATCTTTAACTAATGTAACTAAACCCCAATCTGATAGTAACTGAGCAATCCTATTACGACGTTGAACGTCATTTTGTGTCAGGTTTGCTGTCTTACCATCAAGAGCAAATAACTCTTTAAAATGTACTATGTAATATCTACCTTGCTTGTGTAGTATATGACAAGATTGATATAACTTCTTTTCTTTACGAGAAGCAACACCTATCCTAGATAATGTTTCTCTTACTTTTAGAAAATCGTCTGGTTGAGAAAGTTTCACCTCCACCATACTATCACGAGTCCACTGAACTTCAGCTACTTGGGACATTTTTTCCTCCACGGTTTAATTTCGATTTCAAATGATCAAGTTGATCTTTATTTAGGATTTTAAGGATTGCTTGTGCTTTCTCAGTACTATAGTTATAGTAACTTTTGATTGTCTCCAGATCCTCTAACTTCACTTTCTTCTCCCAAGGAGAAAAACGCTTTCTTTTCCTAACCGTATTTATATAAAAATCGTATTGAAGTTTGTTTGGAAGGTCATAATATATGTTCATCTCATTTGCCAGTAATACTGTATCATAATGAGATGCCATACATTTAGTGATTACCCATGCAGGATATTCCTTTTCCCAACTGGGATCTTCACTATCTAATAAGTTTTGCTTTGTCTCGTTGATGCTCTTCAAATAGTCCGCTAAGGGATGCCTGTTGTTCATAATTTAATAAGAGAAGTTCTTTACGTTTCTTTTGGTTTGCTGTATAATTTCCAGTTGATCTCATAGTATAGGTTAGATCCCAATCCTTCTGATACCAATTTGGAAATCTTTCTTTTATATACAAATCTGAATTATATGTTATCATGCATTTTTGTTCCGATGCACATGCTTGAGCAGCAAACCATTCATGATCAAATGATTTATGCATATCACCTTTATTACCATACAAGTTATCTTTAATTGCATATGGTGGATCTAGAAATACAAAATCGTCTTTACCATAAAGCATTTCTTCATAGGAATGATTAGTAATTCTCCATCCTCTAATCAATTCACCAAGAGCAGGTAGTTTATCTATGCCCCTAAAGGTAAAGTTTTGCCTAGATGCTTGCTTACTAAATGAACTATTAGCAGTTAGACCACTAAACGAACATTTATTTGCCACATAGAAATTAAATCCTGATTCGTATATATCATTGTTTAATTTATCTTTAGCATTATCAAATGCTATTCTATGTGCATCGTCGCTTTCACCGAGTTCTGTCTTTAATTCCCTTAGATCATCACATAACTGCTGTCCATGGTCTCTGAGCGTCATCCAGAAGGCATACAGAGGGTAATAGAGATCGTTTACCCATATATCTGTATTAGGATAAGTTTGGGTGACATACAATGCCATAGAACCACCACCTAAAAATGGTTCTCTATATCTTTCTATCTTAGGTAAGTGTTTTGACAAGAACTTAATTGCTCTTGATTTTCCACCAGGATATCTTAGAGGTGTAGTATACTTCATTGCCAACAACCTCGGTCTTGTTTTGGATAGTAAACTTCTACATATGAATCACATCGAGGACAATGTAGATTTGTCACGAAGGAATATTCCTCAGAGATCTCTCTACAATCATTGTCCCCACCCCAAATGAGTTCTGTATCACAGTGCCAACATTTCATTGTAGTATAGGCATATTAAAAAATGTTCCATCAGATGGTTCAAAGGATTCAGTAAGAGTTTCTACAAGTAAATTTATATCAGCAGAGATAGCATCGTTTGTATCTGCCATCCTACGATAACCAGAACCAACATAGATCTGACCTACAAATACAGATACAGTTGCTGCACCCCAGAACAAATAATAAAATCTGGATTTTACTTGTGCTCTCAGTTTTTCACGTTTGTTTGTCATAATAATAATTTAGATTTTAATTTAGAATTAGGTCTCATAGTTGTAAGAAGTTCATCCATTTTACTTGATAACACATAAGAAAATCCAATAGATGTTCTTAGTTTATCTGTAAGAGCATTAGGAGATGATCCATAATGATCCCAATTAGATGGTATTAACACACCACGATTAGGTATGTATGATACATGATCATACTTATTAGTGGTTTTATTGTAACATACAAATTCACCACCCCATTCTTGATTCCATTCTAAGTTTGTAAAAAGTACAAATGTCCATACCCAAGGTTGTAAGAAATCCTTATGAAAAGGTGCTACTTGATTTGTAGTTTGTCCGTTAACATGAATTTTACAAAGTTGAATAGGATTCTGTATGTACTTTTGAATCTTTAATTTAATATGAATTGATGCATCATAAAAAGCAATCTTATCATGTTCATATTCAAATCCCCAAGATAATTTATTGGCATTATTTGAATAATTAATTAAAGACCATCCACTATAAAGTTCATCGCTTAATGCAATGAAATTCTTTACAGGTAATATTTCATCATTAAATGAAATACACTTGTTCATTTAGAAGATTTTCTAAACCACGCTCTATACAAACCAAATGATGCTGATAATATTGCTATTACCGCTATTGATATTGGTAGTGTGATATGTGGGTCAGCATTAAAATGTGGAATAATGGCATTACATTTTGTCCATGTACCAGGTAGTGTATACACTGGTGGACAAGACGATAACATCCATAGAAATTCTGTTCCCATTATGTTTTAGGTGTAATTTGTCTACAAATTAAATAAGGAGAAACCATTTTGCATTGCAATGCTTTATCTTGTCGTAATGACAATACAATAATAGTCAGTTGAACTATTATTGTTATAGGAATAGCATACTTGAATACTTTCTTCATGGTATCATTCTAGCATCAATACTATTCAAAGTCAATGCCAACCTCATCCCTTTGATCTCTGTCTAAATCAGGAAGGTGAGGTTCTATCCAATGATCTTTATTATCAATGCCAGCAGCATTAGCGTATCTCCAAATGTGCTGATCTACTTGCTTAAATATGTCATGTA